GTGTGTATGCGTGAGAAAATAATTACCTGTGATTAAATACTGATTATAATAAACTACGCTAAGTGCTTTGAAAAGCCCGGACTCTCTCTCACAGAATGTACACCGCTTTGACAGGGCCCATTTCTGGAATAAAAGTTAACAACAGTTATTCTGAGAGAGAGTGAACAATTGTGTACCATTTCGGCAACGCCAATCGTTTAAAGGGAGCAAGGGAGCTCAATAACTGAATAAAGATAAAATATTAAAATACGAAAACTTATAATCGATGTTCTGAATCTCGTTCGCCAAGCCATTCGTCAATGTAGTGTTCATCATACTCTTGCCAGGTTGAAAGATGGATTGAGTTGATGTCAGCTCGTTTGAGTGAGCGAGACACTTCATTGCGAAACGTGTCAAAGAACTTATCACCATAATGATAAGCGAAGGAAAGTGCGTCTTCGATGTTCATACGCAACTGTTCCTCTACATCAGGGCACTTCGTCATCCAATTTATAAGTTCGTAGATCGTGTCGACGTCAATAGGGGCGAGCATCATATCCGGGAAAGTCGGGTGTTGGGCAAAGTGTCGTTTTAGGAATTGAATGGAATCCAAGGACTCGTATTTAGATACGATACCATTTTTGGCGGCTCCTGTGATGGTGAGGCCAAAATCTTTTGCTATTGCGATGAAAGTCACTCGATTAAAGTACTTTAGTATTTCAAGATCCGATGTTATGAATCCGTCATCACCAAATGTACTATCTGCAACTCTCTGATTGAAAAATCGCATAGACAGTAGATCTCGGCGTCCGCCTCTTCTCATTGCTATTCTGTAAATGATTCTGATGTATATAGCATGTATTACCGAATTAAGAGTGGCTGTTAAATTAGTGCCACTTGGAACACCCCCATGCTTTTGGATGATGAAATTATCCATTTTAGATCGTGTGTGAATCATTTCTTCAATAAGGGTGTGTCGGGCGAGCGCATTTTGCGGACCGTCATTGTACCATTCGTTGATCTTATCAACGGTAGCCCACATGGCCATGGCTTTAGCACTTCCATCAAAGTTCTTGGAATCGTCATCAAAAGAATAGTTTCCTTTCACCTTGTGTCGGTTATAAAGCTGTGTCCAATCAGGGCCGTCGGGATTGATACCAATGGTTCCGAAAAAGTTGTTCTTATTAGCGTTAAATGCAGCGCACCAGGACAGGAAATACATCCTTGAAACGATGGTAAAATCGACTGGTGCTGCACAGAATGAACGAGTTGCGCCTTCTTGTATCTTTTGCTTCTTTCTTCGTTCATCCTTTAGATGGTTATCCCAAACGC